GCCACCAGGTCCGGTTGATACATGGCCACTAGGGCCCAACCGTTTCTGATGGTTAACGCGGTATACTTCCAAAGTTCCAGCCACACGGCTGGACCCAGTACTCTCATGAACCCGTGGTACAGGTTCATGGTCCTTTTCCGCCATGTTGGGATATCAAAGGCCCAGGATCTTAGATCCTGGAGACTTGACAACCCAATTAGCACTAGCTTCCCTCTTGATTGGAGGGCAGTCTGGGCTTTATAAGCCTCGGCTGCCGCCTTATAAGAGGAGGCCAGTGGTAACGGCGATAGAATAAAGTATTGAAACCCAGACAGAATAATCTGTCGGATTCCAATCATATCTACCGCACGCATCACTGAAAGGATAAGCAGTACGGCTGCTCTTGCCTTGATATGATTCTTATGAGTCACGTCACGAGCAGAGAGCAGCTTTACAGTTCTTACCAAAACCAGGCTGGCATTGGGAAATCAATTTCTGACAACCATTTGCGAAATCAGGATTGGTGAAAACCATAATTTACGGACTGAAAGAGCCAGTAACCGTGGAGACACAGGGGAAATATCCCCCATGACTCTATGGTGAAAGCGCTTAGCAAACTCGAGAAGACCTGTTGTTGATCTGATCGTTTTGTGGAGAGAAATCTCCACGCCAAGATCAGTCATCAGTCGGAGATATTCATTTCCGACGGTCTCATCCGCGATGACGATATCGTCACCAAGGATCGCATAGTGCGGGAACCACCTAGTGTGTCCCACATTATGTGCTGCGACTTGAACAAGGCAATGATGTGTAAGGGCCAGCATGGCCCACGAGCTGTAAGCTCCCATCGGTTGCCCTACCGCATAGCGGTAGGGTTCACCCCGGTAATACCAAGGTCGTCGTAGCAGGACCGCTCAAGCCAACGCAGCAATTGGGTCTGCAATAATGGCAAGAATCTGGACTTGGACAAAGAGTGGTAGGCGATCCGTCGCCGCACTCAGATCAAAGGAATTGACCTGGAAGGACATTACACCAGCTGGGAGTGAGCGAGAGCTCACCTTGGCCGGTAAAGGTCCATCAGGGCAAAGCCGGGGCAGGACATGGTCCTGTACCGGTTTCCACTGATCGAAAGTTCCATCTTGAGGGATTTGTTTTAATACCTTAAAGAGGGAATTATGTAGGCCCTTAAGGGCCCACTGTGTCCAAAAGTCAGCTGATGCCACAATACGTACCTTCCCACCCCCTTCGGGGAGGGCGGTAAGTTTACCGAGGTACATACCCATGAAACCGGTCCAATCGACCAGCTTCACTGAGTACATGTACTCGATAACCTTGATGGCCCCAGACAGAGGGAGCATAATGCCCCCAATGAAAAGGATCCATAAAGGAACGTAGATCTGACCACTGACAAGGCAAAAGAGTGAGAGTGCTAGGAACTGAGACGGGTGTAAGAGAAAGGCGAGGGCATCGAAAGGTGCCGCTCAAACAGACTTAGGTCCGTTGGGTCCTGCTGTCATCAAAGATGGTAGCATAGCCCCCTTAATCTTAACCCGAATATTCAGTCAGCCTGTAACTACTAGTAGTTGCGGGACAAGACCAAATGTTCTGATAACCCCCTTATAGGGGGCAGTGATCGTAGAAAGCGAAGCCGGGGACCCTACACGTAGGGCCCGGGAGAACGCCAGTACAGTAAGGACTGCTCTGAGGACGTTAACGTTAACGCCCCCAGAATCGACAGCATTTCTAAGAGCGGCCCGCAGAGGTGCGGGAATGCTTCTAGGAAGGCCATCTCTCGCGCGAGCGACAAATGGCTGCCCCGGCACGTGAGTGTACGGAGCACCGTTGATCACCCCGATAACAATCAGGGTACAGGTCTTCATATACTGGGTAGTTCACTTCGTCCCAGAAGAGGAAACTCTTTTGAGAAGAAGGCTTAGCCAACTATGGAAAGCGCCAGAATACCGGGCTAACCCAAGGAGAGTTAGCAGAGTCAGCATCATCGGCAGCCATAAGGCTGTCGAGACATACCGACTCATCAACTTTCTAGCTGCTCGACTATTAACATAGTTGAAAGCGATGGAAGAAGATAGTAGGTAAGTAAGTTGTACGTGGACAAAGGGGAAGGGGTGCTAACCCCCCCTCTGACTCCCGAGCAGCTAAGCCTTCAGGACAGTGCAGAGATACAACAGACTCAAGGGTTTGCTCACGTCGGTCCCTACCGCGGCTCGTCAACGGGGCACAAGTGCACCGAGGCGGATTGTGGGCGGTTCTTCACCACTCCTGTGATCCAAATGGGGTTGAGCTAAGCTTAACCACCCAGAATGAGATATCCCGGGGGCCAGTCCTGTGATGGGTTTAGCCC